TCATTTTCCGTTCCCCCTTACCAGCATTTCAATCGCCTCTACCGCCATTTTCTTGCGGTCAGCCGAGCGCGTATAAAGGCTGGGCATTGCGTCTGATGTCCAGCCGAACAGCGCTTTTAGTTGCGATACGGTCGCGCCCGCCTCTGCTGCCTGGGCGGCGGCCGCCTTACGCAAGCCGTGGGCGCTTTTGCCAAAAATCCCTGCTTTATTCGCTGCCTTTACAAGCATTAAGCCGAATGTTTTTTTATCTAATGGGCCGCCTTTGGCGCCACAGATTAGAGATAAATCCCCTGTCGGGCCAGCCGCCAGTGTGGCTTTCAGAACCGGCAAAATTGGCAAATTAACTTCTACCTTAAAGCCGCTTTTTTCGGTTTTCAGCGCGGCAATCCCGTCTTTGATGTGCTGCCGGCCAAGGCGCACTGCATCGCCCCGGCGCAAGCCGGTGTAGAGAAGAACATCAAGCCATACCCGCTCTTTGGTGCCAAGCGGCCAAAAGGTCTGATATGTATCAATATCCGCCTGCGTCCAAGGCTTATGCCCGTCAGGGTTGTTTGTTTTGATTTTTGCGACCCCGTCAACCGGGTTAAAATCGCAATATTCAGATTCCAGCGCAAACCGGAACAGCCCCCTCATAACATCGAGAAAGCGATTGGCGACTGATGGCTTATCGGCGCGTCTATCCCTGCCGGCGACTATAACGCGCCGCGTTATTGCCTTATACGGCGTATCCCCGGCCGAGGCGATTAGGAGCTTGAAAATATAATCCCTGTCGCGCTTTGTGAGCGCTGACATTGCGCGCCATCGGGCTGACAGCCGATATTGCGCGATAAGCCAGGCTAAACTGCCTGATTGCGCCGGCGCTTGTTTCTGTTTCGGCGCGGTGCCGCAAATGGCCGCTTCATAGGCGGCAATAAATTCCGGCGAACCATACGCGCCCGGCAACCTTGTGCGCGGATTTGGCCGCTTACGCACATACCAGATAATCTTGCCGTGGCGGGTGATTTCTTTCTGGAGATAGGGCGGGCGGGGCTTCGGCATATTTTCCATCGGGACTACAGGACAATGTCCTGCTCCTTATTGCCGATTCCCCAATCATAAGCTACAGGCTTTTTGTCGCCTGCTTCCTGCCGCAGATTTATGCGGTAGATAACATCGCGGCCGGCGGGGATAATATCCACCGATGGAGCGCCAGCGGCTTGTGCTTTTTTAACCAGCCGCTCCACCTCTTTATCCGTGAAAAGCATTTTTGCCCTGGGCATTAAAAAAGACTCCCCATATCCCAAATATTCCATGGCACCGGCATTGAGAGAAAATATCCTGAATTCTTACCTGGTTAGAATTTAATCGGCGTATCGCGCCGAATATCAAGTGTGATATAATCACCCTCATACGGTTCGCAATACATTCCATAGAATCCCTCACCGTCCGGCGTATGCCAGAGCGAACCTCGCACATCAAATTGCGGCGTGGGAACCCGGCATTCGGCAGCTATATGCCCCGGCAGCCATATGCTTTCATCTGTTCCAATATGGGCCGCCAACACCCGACTCGCGAATGGCGCGAAAGCCTCTAGGGTCTGTTTGCCGCCAACGCAGAAAACTTCATTCGGCCGGTCTGCACGGGAAAAATATGTAGACAAGTCTAAAACGCCCGATATTGTCGTTTCAAGGCGCAGAAACGAAGATCTATATTCGTCATTTTTACGCCATGATGAATAAACTCCATCTGTATCAGTTGTTAAAACAACGCAACCTCTTGCGCCAAGCAAATCATTCAAATCTTGCTCAAAGGTTTTGCGACCGCAAATGATAATCTCGCTTGCAATTTTGGAGCGAAAGAATGCCCGGTCGCCCGGGATATTCCAGCATTTGCCCGTTTTCGGGTCGGTGAAATTGCCGGCGCTGTCGGCCGCATAGATGAGTGTGAGGGTGGTCATTTTATAAGTCTCCTGTCAGGAATATGGCCGCCTAAGGCGCGCGCCACGGCTAAAATCTGCCGGTTTGCCTCATCTTGGCAAGGCTTGCAGGCATAGTCCGGGTCATAACCATACCGGGCGCTTTTGGCGCCGCATATGCAGCATTCAATAAGGCCGTGCGCTTTATCTTCTGCCGCCCAAGCCTTTTTGGCGGATAAAATCTCTCTTTCGCACTGGAAGCCAATCCCCCGGCATTCACGGCAATAAAGGCTATTGCCCTCTCGCGGGTCTGTCCCGCAGCATCTGCACCGCATCTCGCTCTTCCTTTGTTTTGTGCGGGGTTTTGGCTTATGCCGCGTTTATCCCGCTATTCCGCCGCCCGTGATTGCTTTCGGACGATTTGGCCGCGACTGCACAATCTGCCGCGGCTTTCGCCTGGTCAGGACAGCAGCCGCTGGAGCTGCCCCGGTTCAATTTCCCCGGCCGCATAGCGCCGGGTGTATTCAATGAGGCTTTTTGCCTCATTTTTTTCTGCCGAGGCTTTTATTGCGGGCAGATAATTGCCCGATACCCGGTCAATTTCGGCGGCCAATTCCCCCATATCGCCTATATCGGCGACAGCACCCGAAAGCGCCTGTTTAAGCGCCTCCAATGCCCCGGAAGGTGCCGGAGAGGTAGCGCCATCTACCTCCCCGGCCGGCGCGCCGGTTGCAACCGGCGCGGCCTTCAGGCTTCCCCCGGAGGGAGAGAGGGGAAGCCCGGCAGCGTCTGAATGGGGGGCAGACGCTGCATTCTGTTCTTCTGCCGGGGCGGCTCCCTTGGGGCTGTCGGCTTTTTGTGCCGCCTGTTTCTGGCTTCCGCTAACCTGTGATGGCATAACAGGTTTTTGTTGCGCGAACATTTCTTCAAAATTCGCTTCGCCGCTTTTTAAGGCGGAATACATACCCCGGAGCGTAATTATGTGGTCTGTTGCCATGTCGTCTGCGCCGGCTATGCCGAGCGCGCGATAGATTTGCTCCGGCGTTGCGCCAAACGCGGCTAGCGCCTTAAAAGCCTTGTCCCGGTTAACCGCTAGCGTGACTATTGTCCCCGCAATAACCTGCTCCGCCTGTTGATATGCGTCCCGCCAGAGCGGTTTAGGAATACCGCTCAAAATAGCGTTGCGCATTGCAATAGAGCAGGCAGCATTGCCTGTGACGATAATCATATCGTCATTGAAAATTTGCCCGTTTCTGCCTGAAATGCGGCGGCGCACACGGGCTGTTGTGGCGGTATTCGTTTCCAGGTCATGGAAAATTCCTTCCGCTTCTATATACCCCTCCCTTTTGTCTACATTGACAACGCGGGCGGCGGCGCGGCAGTTTCCGAACGCCTGCTTTAAGCATTCGGCAAAGCGAATGCTGGGGCCTTTAATGGGCTTTCCGCCGCGCGGGAGGGCGTAAATACACTCCTCCGCGCTTTCACTATCCAACTCCACCATAGCCCTTATCGCTTTTTTTACCCGCGACATAGAGCGCGGGTAAGCATGGGCGGTTGATATTTGCTGGTCGATTTCCGCTCGTGCCAACTGGCCAACAAGGCCAACAGGCGGCAAGCCGGTTTCGGTTGTCTCAATTTCCTGTGACATTTTATCTAACAACCCTTTCTTCCACGCGTTCCACGCCTTCTACAGGCATACCGGCTTTTGTCATTTTATCGGCCAGTTTCTGCACCACTTCCCGCATTTCCGGGTGCGCCCGCAACGCCATAACCGCTTTATCGTAATTAACGATTTTTGCGGTTATGATTGTGCGCCAGCTTGTCTTGGCACCAGTTCTCCCCGCCTGAATCTTTTCCGCAGCTATCCTCGCCGCCTCCGCCTGTGCCTCTGCCGCTGCTTTAGCGGCCTTCTCTGCTGCCGCTTCCCGAGCCGCGCGTTCTTTTTCCGCCTCGGCCGCAATGCGCTCTGCTTCTTCGCGGGCGGCGTCTGCTTCTTCCTGGCTCTCCTCCCGTGAAGCCGCTTCTGCCCGCGCTATTCCCTCGGCCAATCGCGCTTGCTCCTCGCGTTCCGCTAACAGCCTTGCCTCTTCCGCTTCCCGCGCTTTGCGTTCCGCTTCCCGCACAGCCAACATTGCCTGCCGCTCTCTCTCTCTCTTTTCTGCTTCCAGCCGGTCAAAGTAAGGCTGGAGATGTTTTCGCAGCTTATCGGCCAGTTCTTTTGGCTCGGAAACCAAATCCCGCCATTTTTCATCTACAGCGCGCCCGCCGTCCAGATAAGGCTGCTTTTCCGCCGTGCGCAGCGTATCTGCCCTTTTTGACAGGGGCGGCATTTTACGCACCCAAGCGGATACGCGGTCTGCCTGTTCGGCAGTTTCAATCGGCTCTTTCAGAAGCTCCTCGGCGATTTCCCTTTCACCGGATATTTCTGCTTTTAAAGCCTCAAATTCATCAATCGGCAAATTATCGCCGATACCGGCCAGCCGATTGACCGGCGCATCATCATGCCACTGGCCGGCTTCCTCAAAGGCCTTTATTTGCGATTCAGTAACCGGATTGCGGCAGCAAAAACTCCAGATTCTGTCGGCCTCTATTGTCCGGCCGCAAAATTCTGCCATCATAGCCGGCCTCATGCCATCAGCGGTCGGGTCTTTCCAAATAACCACCGGCTGCATTTTTCCGGCCCGGTCTTTTGCCCGGTAGCACCCCGGCTGCGGCTCGTTTTCGTGCATCGGGCCGAATTTTCCGTTAAGCGCATCGCGCCACCACTGATATTCTTTCATTTCTTTCTCCTGTTCTGTTTCCAAGCTGGCTGCCGAGGGGTTGACAGCCAGCCGAGAAACAGGGCGCTTTAGCGCCACTGCTCCCGCCAGTTAATCGGCGTCCTCATCTTCCCCATCATCGCCGACCATTTCTTCTCGCTCCTCGGCAGACGCGAATTCCATTTCCAGCGTATCGCCATTCGGCGCAGTGAATTTTACCTTGGCACCGTCATTTTCTTGACGGCACTCATGCTCGGGGTCAAAATGCGACCCCGTGAATTCGGAGAATTTCTCCGCCGCCTGGATTGCGGAGATTTCTCCTGTCTGGGGCGCTTCCCCCTCGACTGTTTCAATAACTTTAACCATTTCATTCTCCTTTCTTGCCGCTGATGCGCGGCGTTTAAAATTGGTCAGAGTGGCAGGATTCGAACCTGCGACCTACGGCTTCCAAGGCCGCCGCGCTACCGGGCTGCGCTACACTCTGAAAAATCCCGGGCGTCTCACCCCGGGCGAGGAATTCTCGTTCCCGTGCTACATCGACGCCCTGCCGATGAAAGGGCCGCAAAAGGTGCAGCTCCCGTCTTTTTTACAAGGTTTGCCTCCCTTGGCGCTGGCAAGGCGCTGTGCCGCTCTCCTAGTCCAATCCTGCCCCTTCCTCCTTATGCAGCGTGTTGCCATCACGCTGCCCAATTCCCGAGCGGCCGGGCAGGCCAACCTGTTTCCCCTTCCGGGGATTTGCTCAAAATCCGCCGGCGCAGATTTTGAAAATCTTGATAAAATCTGCCAGCCCTTCATCATAAGGGGCCGCTGCGATACACAGCAGAAACACAATGAGGGTGGCAAAAAGAATCCCGCAGGCCAAACTGGCCAACATAAAGATAAATGTGTGCAGTGAGTGATTAACCTGCCTCATTTTGCCCTCCTCAAAGCGGGTGGGTGCGGTTCTGCCGCACATAATCGGCATGCCACCTTTCGGCGGCGGCGGCTTCTTCTTCCGCCTCGGCCATGGCGTCAATCTCCATGGCCTTTAATTCCTCCTCCGTTTCTTTGGAGGCGATGAGGGCGGCGCGTAATTCGCTCTCTGAATCTGCCGAGAAAAGCCATTCCTCAACGGCTTTTCTCTCTTCCGGCGTCAGCGCGCTTTCGCATTGCTGCCAGGCCGGATTGGGGAACCAGTGCCCCACTTCCAGCTCATCAAGGCTGTCCCCTTCAGCCTCAACGATAATTTCCGCCGACCGCATGAGCCAGTGGCGGCTCAATGGGTTCTTTTCGGCGTATTGCGCGTCCCGGCCGGTGGCGGGGACTGTGAGGGCTAAAAGTCTCATTTTCTCTCTCCTTGCCGCATTGTGGCGCGCGGCTCCCCCTTGGCGTTTGGCGGCCGCCGCGTGAGGGGGGAAGAACGCGGCGGCCATAAGGTGGGGAACGCATTACCTTTTCCCCATAAGCAGGCTTCTCGCGTTCCCTTGCGGGGAAGGTCTGCGCTGCTTATGGGGATACAATTACCCTAAGAGTAATTATTAGTCAAGGAAAAAATTACCTAAAGAGTATTTTTATTGATTATGAGGGGGAAATTTGTGCTATTATCGCTGTGGATAAACGCAAAAAAGCCCGCAAAAGCGGGCGGAAAGGTGATGAGATGAGGAATTTCAGATTATGGCTATCGTGGCAAATATACCGCATAGCGCGGGCTATTGACCCGAATGAGCCGTTTAAAGAGGAATGCCGAGACCCTGAAAACGAGCTGTATTATAATTCCAGCTCGCAAGATTCAAGCGAAGGCCGCAAGGCGCAGCCGCTTGTAATGAGCCAGAATCCTATACATTCTAAAGCCGCTCTTGGAGCCACTGTCGAGCGCGGCCGCCATGGGTGTTGGATAGGTAGACGGTAGTCACAGGTATAACAAGCAGCTTCACTCCGCCTGTGGAACGCCATACAGCAGGTATTTGCATATACAATTTGTCATGAATCGCCTGCATTGATTCTGCTGTATTAACTGCCCAGACTGAATATTGCAGATGGAAGCAGTCATAGTGTCTTATGGTGTCTGTTAACTGCTCGTAATCTTTTTCAGTCGCTTTTGAAATATCGTATGATACTATAATACACTGTCATTGCTTTCTCCTTTGACGATATTTGCCCCGGCAGCGCCAACTGCCGGGGCTTTTTTATTATGAGCACCAGCCCCCTTTATGGTGGGTGCCTGTTCCGCCGTGCGGGTGAGTGCCTTTCGGGCAAGCGGAGGCGGCCGATACAGCCGATAAGGCCATCAGGCCGGCAAAAATTGCAATCATCAGTTTCTTCATCGTTTTTCCTTTTCTTCTTTGTATTGCCCCTCTTAGCCGTAAGGCGGCTATTTCTTCCGAGCTATTGGCAGATAAAGCCGGCGCTGGGTTGTCCAACTACAGCGGGTATACCCCATTAGGGCAGCCGTTGAGGGTGGATAAGGCTTTGGAGCAGATTTCATTTATTTTAGCATTTTCATATATCTGGAAACGCATTCCTCCAAGCTTTCGCCGGGAATTGGAACATTGCGACAGGCTTTTATCGTTCCTTCCCTGAATTCTTGCCTATACTCCTGCCTTGCTTTATCATAAGTAGCGCGCTGTTGCTCATAATCTAATCTCTCCTGCTCTTTCTGCTGGTGTGCTAGATTAGCACATCTCACAGCCCAAGCTGCCCGCTTCGCTTCATATTCGGCTCTTCCCCCGGCAAGAGAGCTCATTGCCGCCGCTATATTATCGCCTGCTGCCGAGCCGGTATAATATTCACCACACGGAGAATCGTATCCCGCCGCTCCTTGTTCCTGCTGTTCCTGCTCATTCTGCTGTTGCTGCTGCATTTGCTCATTATATAGCTGCTGTCTATCCAAATCATATTGTTGGCGCATCTGCTCTTGCTGTTGGCGCAAGCTTTCTATTTCCGCATTACGGCTATTGTAGTCACGATAATAGCTTTGCCCTTTTCGCATCGCTTCAAGAGGGGTTTCCGCTATGGCTGAACCTGCCAATACCGGCACAATAGCCGCACAAACAATAACAATCTTCTCCCTCATCGCTCTCTCCTCCGTTAACTATATATTAAGACTGCGTCATTTTGGTGCACTTATCATCACATTATCAGATATATAATAAAAATGAGAAGCGCTTCTTGTCTTTAACCAAGATAAAGGAGTTGGCTATGACACATAGCAAGCGCAAGCTTATACACATTATTTCTTCTCTTTCTTCGGAGAGAGAGGCAGCGGAGCTTTTGAAGCTTGTTCGCGCCAAACTTTCACAAAAGGCAGAAGCCAGTCAGCCTCTCCGGCTGATAAATTCTGAATTATATCCAAAAGCTCCCGTTGTGAAGGATAAGTAGCGACAGGGGCAAAACCTGGCGGAGTTTCATCAAAAAACTCCGCCATTTTTACAAGCTCATCGGCTTTTATTTTTTGATGAGGTTTTCCTTTAACTGGTTTTAGTATTTTGTTAATTACATTTCTCTCTATACCGATAAAATCAGCCAGCTTTGCTTGGGTGCCATGGCCGCCTGCACGGATCTTTTCCGATAGCCAATCTCTTATAATCTCTTGCTGTATTTTTTTACTCATTCGGTAATTATCCTTATTTTTTCTTTTTTTCAAACACCTATAGAGTAATTTTTTCCTTGACTAATAATTACTCTTAGGGTAATTGTATTTTTTATGAAAAATAATCCAGCAGAAGCAATAACTATCTTTTTGGGCGGGGCAAAATCAACGGCACATATTGCCGGCATAAAAACCCCAAAAGTTTATAATTGGTCATATCCGCGCCATAAGCGCGGAAGTGGCGGCGTAATACCCGCCCATAGGCAGGTAATACTTTTATCGTATGCCCGGGCGCATGACATAGACCTTCAGCCTGGCGATTTTTTTGATGCGTCCCGCTTACAGGCAATAATCGCCGCCAATCCCGAAAAGTATAAAAATCGCCGGCGCAAACGCGGCGACCATATTGCCGGCGGCGGCAAAAAGGTGGGGGGCGATAAATGAAACTGCGCAAAGCGCTTAAAAAGCTGCCGTGGGTAGCTCTGTTTTGCCTTGTCGCGCCGCTGAACCCGGTGGGGGCTATCTCTGCCTTGACCGGCTGCACCCAAAGGGACGCAGAATATAAGGCGAGGGTGCGGCAGCGGAACGCGGAACTGCGGGGCAAGGAGCCAAAAAAATGATGCCATTCTTATTGTTCAGCGGGGCGGGATTTTTACTGGCCTCAATCGCCTCATTCCTGATTGCCGGCCGCGCCGGGCTTCAAGCGAAAGCCTATCGCCGGCAGCGCTGTTATATAAATGCCCGGATTTGTGAGGAGCGTGAGCGCTTCCATAACTCCTGGGGGATTTTGTTCCTGTTCCTGGCCGCTGCGGCTGTCATCGCCGGAGGGTTTTAAAATGAAATATTTGGGCGCAATCACTCTTATTTTTGCCTGTGCCGGCTCAATCGCGCCGGCAATGATTGCCACGATTGCCAAATTTGCCGGCGCGCATGACTGGGGGCAAATAGCCGCCGGTTGGGGTATGGCGCTGGGGGCGGCGAGTTTTTTCTGCCTGATGGGGTGGGTTTGGCGAGATAGCGCAGGGAGCTAGTGGTGAGTAAAAAAATTTTAATGATTTCAGGCCTCATAGCCTGTTTTTCCGGCATTCCTATTTTGGCGGCAGGCGCAACTGGCTGGGCAATGAGTGGGAACCCGGATTGGGCTGTTGATGGGCTTATTTCGTCCTTTTTCATTTCTGCTTACGGCGTAATGGCCGTTTTATGGTGCCAAAAATGAAAGAAAGAATGAAAGCCGCGCTGGTTTTGGCCGGCTTGGCCTCCCTTTTTAGCGGTTTGGTGATTTTCACCCTGCTGACTCTTATTGCCATCTGGACAGCAGATGCGCGCTGGCTTTTGACGGGGATTGTCGGTAGCGGCTTTTTTTGCCTAACCGGTCTTATCACCGTGGCTATCGGCAAAGAGGGGCTATAATGGCGCAAAACCTTTCTTTTGCCGTAATGCAGCAGCGCCATGAGGCGCGCGACAGCCTGGACGATTTCCCCACCCCGCCATGGGCGACAAGGGCGCTGTGTGAGCATATTTTGCCGCAGGCGTCCTCTTGCGGCGTCAAATTTGATTTAGCCGCCCTCAAGCGCAAAAGCGCGTATGAGCCGGCGTGTAATCGCGGTTATATAGCCCGGCCGCTGGCTGAGTATTTTGGCAAGGTTTATACATCGGACATCGCCGATTACAGCGACATCTATATCCCTGACGCTATCGGCTGGAATTTCGCGACAGGCGAATGGGCCACTGATGAGGACGGGCTTGCCTATGCCAATGGCGCGGATTACGCGCCGGAGCCGGACGCTGTTATAACCAATCCGCCGTTTAATCTGGCTGAAGCGTTTATCGCCCGGGCACTGGCAATGCCCAGTGTCAAGCTGGCCGCGTTTTTTGTTCGCTCCAGCTTTTTGGAATCTGTCGGCCGCTATGAGCGGCTGTTTCGCGATACGCCGCCGGCTATTTTTGCGCCATTCGTGGAGCGGGTGCCGCTGGTTAAAGGGCGTTATGACCCGGCCGCCAGCAGCGCCACCAGCTATTGCTGGTTGGTTTGGAAGCATGCCGCTGGCGGCAGACCTGATGACCAGACAATCAGGGACAACTACCAGAGCGCGCGGGAAAACCCGAAATCTTATGTCGCGCGCGAAAATGAAACGCGCACAATCTGGATTCCGCCCTGCCGCAAAATGCTTGAGCGGGCGGTAGATTATTCGGGCAATTATGATTTATTCGGCGGAGGCGCGGCATGAGCATAACCTCTGCAATTCGCCGTTTAATTGACGCCGGCTGCTCTATTGAGCAGGCGCTGCTGGCGGCGGAAGAGATAGAGAAGCATGCGGCTGATACATTGGAGAGGTATGTTGGCGCGCTGAATTTCTATCGAGAAATGTCCGAAAATGTCCGCGGACTGTCCGCGGACGCTGCGGACGCTGCGGCGGACAGACGGGCAAAAGATGCCGCCCGCAAGCGCGAAAATCGCCTTAAAAACAAGCATTTAAAAGATAAATGCGGGATTGCGCAAACTGATTATGCGTCCGAAAATGTCCGCGGACTGTCCGCGGACGCTGCGGACGCTGCGGCGGAAACTTCTTCCCCCTCTTTGTCCCCCCGGATAAAAGAAAAGAAGCAAAAGAAAATTATCCCCCCTGTAACTCCCCCATCATCTGACCATGGCGGGCGCGAGGAAATTTCGGGTTTCGCCGGAAACCAATCCGGTGACGTCACCGAAATGGTTGCCCCTGTTTCGGAGACAACCGAGAGCGCAGCGATAACCACAAACGCCTCTGATGGGGGGGAGGGTGATTATCCGGCCGCCCGGCCGCTTGAGGGTGAGCTGCTGGCGCCGGAGGAGCTTGTGCGAGAGGGGCATTACAGCGCTTGGCGGCCGAAAGCCGCGCCGCAACAGCCCGGCGCCGGGCAACCTGTGCAAAAAATGCACCCGTTGCCGCAAAGCGAACAGATGCTCATGGCGGTCGCAAGCGCTTGCGTTTCGCAAAAGCAGCCGCCGGCCGCAAATTCTCCGGCCCGGCCGGAAACACCGGCGCTGCCGGCCAAAACCGCCGCCAAAGCGCCCAAATCAGCCAGCGGCACCCGCTTGCCGGAAAATTGGGTGCTGTGTGAGCAGGACGGGAATTTTGCCCTGAAAGAGGGCTTCAGCCGGGAGGAAATCTACCGCATAGCGGCCAGCTTTGCCGATTATTGGCACGGCACGTCCGGGGCCAAGGGCCGCAAGGCCGATTGGCATGCGACATGGCGCAACTGGGTGCGAAGGGAGGGGGATAGCCGCGCCAGACAGGCGGCGCGAGGCGGTTATAACCCGCCGGGCAAGTTCGCCCATCTGGGCAACGGGCAGGCCCGGGGAATAGCGGAAGCGCTTGATGAGGCGGGGGTATTTGATGATGGGGATTACGGGATTTTTAGCCGAGGAGGCGCGCAAAATGGAGCAGACAGCTCACGAAATGAAACAGACCGCAAAATTGGTGGCGTCTCTTCAGGCCTGCTACCCAAGCGGGCAGAATAGCACGGAGGCAAAGCTTTACTTCAACGCCGCCAAAATGGCGCTGGAGGAGATGCCGCTTGAAGCGGTTGACCGCGCTATTCGCAAAATCATTCGCGGCGCGGACGGGCGCGGTGCCGGGCAAGCCTATCTGCCCAAAGTGCCGGAGTTGATGAGCCTGACCAGGGCGGAGGTGGAGGCCATAAATGCCGAGAGGCGCAAGCAGCGTAAAAACCCGCTGCCCGGGCATTGGGGCTACCCTGATTACATAAACGCCGCCGCCGGCCAATATGCCCGGGAGCGCCGCGATATGGGGGCGCGCATTGCGCAAGTGCGCAAGCACTACCCGGAATCTCTGCCGGCCGATTTACAGTCCGACATAACCGAGGCGGCGCGGGTCATTTGCGCCGAAAACGGCTGGCCATTGCCGCCGGAACTCACCCCTTCCGGCTGGGAGGGGGCGTATTGGACGGAGGAAGGCTATGCCCGCCAAATGCGGGCGTTGCAGGCTTTGCCGCCCAGCTCCTTGCGCCGGTCTATGATGGATTTGCTGGATAGAGCAAAGGCCAATAGCGACCGGCACCGGGAGCAAGATGAGCGCATCGCCGCCCACCGGGCGGCGCAGCAAAACAACCAAAAAATCACCGGCCAGGAAGACCTGGCGGGATTCTAACCGGAAAGGAATTTTAAAATGCGGAACAATTTTCCGACTATGCAAACCCAAAATTATGGTGAAACGGAAACAGCCGCGCAGACGGTGGCGGTCAAAGAAGTGCGTCAATTTGTTGAGCGCATGGAAAGGCTGGTTGAGCAACGGCAGGCTGTCAACAGCGACCTCTCCAGCCTGCGCGAGGAAATCAAAGGCGCCGGCTATGATGCCAAAGGCATTGGCGCAATCGTCAGGCTGCGCGCCAATGAGCAGAAGCTCAAGGCTGATTATCAGACGGTGGAAATGTATGCCAGTGCGATGGGCATTGACCTGTTCGGCGATTCCCCGCTGCCGGAGACAGAAAAACCCTCCGCCGATGATGCTGTTGGAAGGTTTAACTGATGGCATGGCTCACGGAGGGCAAAAAGCCTTTTAAAAAATTCACCCGGGCGGAAAAATCCGCCTGGGTGACGGAGCGGCGGCAGGAATTTGCCGCCAGCCGCCGCGCCGCGCTGGATTTGCAGCAGCAAACAGCGGGGCAGGTAGATGCTTTTATCGCCGGAAAAGGCGTTATACATCTGCCCGTCCAGCCCAACAGCATGAGCAGGCAGGTTAAGCCGGCTCCCTTCAAGGGAGGGAAGAAATGAGCTGTTTTGTTTTGGCGGCGGCGGCCGTGTCGATGGCTTATCTCGCCTACCTCGTCAACGAAAAGGAAATGCCGGCAATAGCTTTTGGCTGCTTTCTTCTCGCGCTGCTTTTTGCCGGCGGCGCGGTAAATGCGGCGGCGGGGTGCTGAAATGGCCGTTATTTTGGGGTTCGATATCGCCGCAACAACCGGCTGGGCGCTTTACGATAGCGGCCGGCCATTGGCTGAAATCACCACCGGCTTGCTCAAATGCGATAGCGGGACACCGGAGCAGAAGGCGGCGGAAATGGGCAAGATGGCGCATTTGCTGCTTTCCGGCGCGGCCAAAGCGGCCGATAAAGTGGTGATTGAAGAGCCTTTGCGGGTGATTGTCGGCTATGGCGGCGGCCGCATCAACCCCGCCACAATGGCCAGCCTCAATGCCCTTGCCGGCGCTGTTTGCGCTGTCGCTGCCCTGCACGGCAAGCCGGTAATCACGGTGCCGGTCGCGACATGGCGCAAGGGGTTTTTAGGCTTTGCTCGAAAAAAGGGCATGGCGGCAAAAGATTATAAGCGCGCCTGCATGGAGCGTTGCCGCCTGCTGGGCATCAGCGTGGCCCGGCATGACGCCGCTGATGCGGTGGGGGTGGCTTTTTATGGAGCGGCGAATGTCAATCCCCGTTAAATTTTTAGACGGCCGCTATTTCCCAACCAAAACGGCCGCCGCAGCGGCTATTGGAATAAGTGTTCCCGCTTTGGAAAAACGGCTAGATAGCTGGCAATATCCGTTTTCCAGCGAAAAGCCTGACCGAGGCTTGAAAAATAGCAAGGCTTGCTATTTTCGCGGGAAAGTTTACCGGAGCAGGACGGCCGCCGCTAAAGCAAACAAAATTTCAATTTCGTCCGTTATTTATGCTATAAAAAAGCAAAAATGAAAAAAGAAAAAAAGACGCCTAAAACTTTAAAGCACGCGCCGGGGAACAAAGGGCGGCGAGGCGGCGCGCAGCCAGGGGCTGGGCGCAAAAAAGGAATCGTGAGCGCGGCAAAATTAGACCTGAAGGAAAAAGCGCAGGAATATGGGGAGAGGGCGCTTCAGGTTTTGATAGAGGTGGCAGAATCTGGCGACACCTCAAGCGCTCGCGTTTCAGCCGCAAATGCGCTGCTTGACCGCGGCTATGGCCGGCCGCTACAGGAGATGAAGCACAATGGCGACAGCATTATGCCGCTGTCGCTTAATATTGTTGCCGTTGCGCCTGTTGCCGCGCGCTCAATAGAGGAAAAAAAAGATGATGTATTCGCAATTTCAGGCATCAGAGCGCCGGCGCAATAAAGCAATAGCCGATTATTGCGCCGGGCATGGTGATGACGATTTCACCGATGCGCTGGCGGCAGAAGATGCGGTGCATTATGAGGAAGTGTATTTGCCTGATGGGCGAGGCGATTTCGCCCCGGCCATCTGGATTGGCTATAGGGTTATTCCCGCCAATAGCGGGACGATTGATACGATATTTGCTCAAAAAAACGCCTGCTTTTGCGGGAAAGCGCCCCCTGCGCGCCGCTTTGCGGAAATATTGGATATTCGCCTGTCTTACGCTGCGCAGCGCTATAATTGCCATTCTATCCGCTTTTGCGGCCGCTATGGCTGGCAGAGATATGCGCGCCGCCTCGGCTACACCTCCGCGAAAAAACGCTCGCCGCGGGGCTACCCGTATTTTTGCAAAATGGGGCTATAATATGTGGATTGCTATTATCGGCGCTTTTCTGTTTATTTGGCTGTGCCATGCCTGGGCGGAAGACAAACAAAAAGTTTTAAACGCTGCAAAATGGACGGGGATTATCCTGTTTTGGGTTGTCGCCCTCATAGGGCTTTGGTTGGAAAAATATGGCCATTGAGATTAAAGTCCCGCAAAAAATCGCTGAAATTTTTGCGCCGCCAAAAATGCGTTATCGGGTGGCGCGCGGCGGCCGCGGCAGCGGCAAGAGCCGCGGCTTTGCCATAATGGCGGCGATAAAGGCGGCGCAACTGGCGGCGCAAGGCAAAAGCGGGCTGATTGTCTGCGGGCGGGAATTTATGAACTCGCTGGCCGATAGCTCAATGCCGGAGATTGTGGGCGCTATCCGCGCAATTCCCGGTCTGGAGAGCCGGTTTGCAATCGGAAATGAATATATACGCACCAAAGACGGGCGCATTTCATTCGTTTTTGCCGGTATGCGGCAAAATCTAGAGTCGCTTAAAGGCAAAAGCGCGGTTCATTTGCTCTGGGTAGATGAAGCGCAGGTGGTAAGTGAAAAGGCGTGGCAATTAACGCTGCCCACGGTGCGCGCCGATGAATCGGAAATCTGGGTGACGTGGAACCCGAGATTTGAGCATGACGCCACAGAGCAGCGTTTTTGGCTCAACCCACCGCCGGAAGGCTGGATAGGACGGGAAATAAACTGGGGCGATAATCCCTTTTTTCCCGGCGTAATGGATTTAGAACGCCGAAACGACCTTGCCCGGCGGCCTGAATTTTACCCGCATATATGGGAAGGCAAATATATGACTGTGCAGGCCGGCGCTTATTGGACGGCTGAATTGGCGGCGGCCGAAAAAGAGGGGCGCATCAGTGAATGTTTGCGCGACCCGATTTTGCCCGTCAAATGCTTTTTTGACCTGGGCGGGGCCTCCGGCAAAGCTGACGCAACGGCAATATGGAGCGCGCAATTTGTGGGGGACAGGATATTTATCCTTGATTATTATGAGGCTGTCGGCCAGCCTTTGAGCGCGCATGCCGATTATTTGCGCAAATGGGGCAACCCGGAGCTGCACCTGCCGCACGATGGCAGAAATATATCAGGCAGCTCAACGATGAGCTGGCAAACGGCTCTTTATGACGCCGGATTCGGCTTTGTTGAGGTGCACCCTAATTTAGGCGCTGGAGCGGCGCTGACGCGCATTTATGCGGCGCGCAATGTGATGGGGCGCTGTATTTTTAACGGCCTTGCCTGCAAGGCCGGGCTGGCGGCTTTGGCCGCTTATCATGAAAAGCGCGATGAAAACCGTAATATGGGGCTGGGGCCGGAGCATGACTGGGCCAGCCATGCGGCAGACGCTTTCGGCCTGATGGCCGTTGCCTGGCTGGAGAATCGCGGTGGCGTAAAGGGCAGCTATAACCCGCCGGAGAGAGATTTGACTGGCGGCGGCGAGAATGATATATCTGCCTATTAAAAGGAGCGCTCTACAGAAAAATTCAGCCAAAAAGCATTAAAATGGTGGAAGGCTGATAGCGCGCATCTTGTTGCGTGGCGAAAAAAATTCCGCGAAAATTACCGGTTTTATGCCGGTAAGCAATCGGATACGCCCTCCACAAAGGCGAAGCCGCAGCTTGTTTTTAATCGCGTCCGCCCCATAATTGACGCGGTTTGCGGCGCTCAAATATCAAGCCCGCGCGATATTATCGCAATTCCCCGTATCCCCCCCGAAGAATCCGCCAATGAGGCGGCTGACGGCGCAAGCGACTTAATAAAGTGGTTCCGCGAGAAAAGCCGCGCTGCCGAAGCAGAAGCGCAAGTTTTTCGCGATGCGCTGGTTGGTGGGTTGGGTTTTGTCTCTGTCAACCTTGACTGGCAGGCAGACCCGCGCGGCGCGCCGATTTATGAGGCTCTGAACCCGCTGGAAATGGCCTGGCCGGAGGAGGCGTGGAACGGGAATTTGCGCTCTGTCCGCCGTATGTGGCGGATAACATGGCACGATGCCGATTTTTTAAAAGAGAAATTCGGCAAGATTTCTCCAGAGAAATACGGCTTCCCCTGCGGGGAGGAATGGGGAAGTAGCCCGCAAAAAAAAGACAAAAAAAAGGGGAGCAGCGTGAGCTCCCAGGAGCTGTTTTGCCTTGCCGAATTGCGCATTATGGAGCGCTCCGGCAGCATCTGGATAGATGATGACGGCGCACCGCACGACAGCGAGCCGGCCGATATTGAGGCTCTGGAAATACCGCAATACAGGCCCCGGCGCTACTGGCTGGGGGCAGATGGCATAATCCTTGGAAAGGAAATCATTTTAGCCGAAAATAATAGCCTCGGCTGGCATGCGGTAAGCTGCAACTCGGTGACGGGGGAAAGCAGCTTTTTCGGCATTCTTGATAGCATGAAGGACGCGCAACAGCTCCTCAACCGCATGATTAGCCAGAGCCTCTACACCTTTGATCGCCAAAGCAAAGGCGGCATAATTGCTGAACGCGGAGCTTTTGAGAATTCTCAAGAGGCGGAGGCTAATTACGCCCGGAGCGATAAAATCGTATGGGTTAACAATGGCGCGATTTCCGGCAACAGGATTATGCCGCGCCCGGTTGACCGTATGAATGAATCATTGATTTCGCTCCAGCAAACAGCCGAAAGAGCATTCTCTGCCCTTTCAGGCGTTTCCGAGGAGTTTATGGGGACGCGCGAGGTAAACCAGCCGGGCGTTTTGGAACGCGAACGCAAGCAATCAACAATGAATGTTTTGGCGGCTCCCTTTGCGGCGCTGAAAAATATGCGCCTGGCTGCGGCCGAGGATATTATTTATATCGGCCGCCATTGGATAAGCGATAAAATGCTTATCAAGATTGATCGGCAGTATAAGCGCGTAAGCCGCGCTGACCTTAGCCGGGAATATGACCTTTACCTTGATGACGCCCCAAGCGGGCAAAATGAAAAAGAAGAGGTTTTTGAGCGCATTCTGAAGCTTGCGCCAATGATTAGCCAATTACGCGATAGCGGCGTTAGCGACAGCGTGATTGCGCAAATTCTCAAATACTCCCCACTCCCCTCCGGTTTTGTTGAAGGCTTGGAAAAAGAGCTTTCCGGCGATGAGGGCGCTGCTCAAGCGGAACAGCAACAGCAGGAGCAGCAGCAAAAGCAAGCGCAGGCAGCCGAGGCAAATATGGAGCTGGAGCTGGGCTTGAAAAAAGCCGACCTTGATAGTCGGCACCTGGATAACGCGGCAAAAGAAAGGGAATTGGCAAATGGCTGACGAGCAAGCAACCCCGGAAGGAGCTTCTCCTCAAAATGGAGACATGGACGCGCGGATTGCGCAGATAGAGCGCCTTTTAGGGGCGCATAATGAATTTTTGCGGGGGCAGATCCAAAACGAAGAATCTGCCCGGCAACAGCAGGAGCAGCAGCAAGATGAAGAAGCGCAGGCGCAGGAATTGCAGGGGCGGCGCGGTAAAATCGCCCAAGCCCTGCGAGGCTATGATGACCAGCCAAACTTGCAGGGAGCCGTCAATTTTCTGGGCGGGAAGTGGGGGGAAGAGGCCGGGAAATACGGCATGGCGCAGGAGGATATTGATTCCGGCATCATGTCGGGCTTTGAAAGGCTGGCAATGGCGGCGCTGGAAAACAAGATGAATCCGGCAAATGTCGTGTATCAATATGCGCTTCAGCAGGGCTTTAAGCCGGCCGAAGCGCAGGCGGTTGCTGAACAGGCGGCGGAAGAGGCAACTGAAGGGGGCGCAGAAACAGGCTCTGCCGAAGAAGCGCCGCCGCAGAAAAGAAAAGGGGCGGGCTTTGTTGAAGCCGTGCAGGCGGGAACAAGGCCTAAAGGCGGAATGTCTTCAGGCAAGGGGGACAATTTTAAAGCAGCAATGGCGGCCAAGGCCGCTGGCGATATGGACGGATATGCCCGCTTGATGGCCGGCTAACAGAAAGGAAATAAAAATGGCAGAACTCGACATGACCAATAAGGTCACTTGCGAAAACTGGGATAAAGAATTCGCCGAAACGGTTGAGGGCACCCTCACTATTGCGGATTTGGTGGGCGGGTTTAACAGCCCGATTTACCGGCCGCGCAAAATCACCGGCGCAGCGGGCAACACAACCACTGTAGAGCTGCTCTATGGTGGCGGGAAATTGGTTAAGGGGAATAACGATTCCCGCTTAACCAAGAATAATTCCACCAAATTTGCCGCCGATTATGTGGCGCTTGATCAAATAAACTATGTTTATGATGAGGGTGCCAAAGGCAACTCCATTGAGCAGCAATCGGTGCCGGTGGACTTGACGGCCGCCGTTCTCAATCGCGGCGCGCGCGATGTGCGCAACTGGCTGACAGCCTCTTTCTTTGCCCAGATATCCGCCGCCCCTGTTCAGACGGAAGGCGGGGATTTCGCTGACGGCAATAATACGCTGGCCAGCCCGACAAATATTGTCACCGGCTCCGTGGGGCTGGATATTCTGGTTGATGCCCGCACAATGGCGGTTAAGAGCCGGTTCCAGCCTTGCGAGGGGCTGACAAGCGGCTCTAAATGGGTTGTCTACATGAACCCGGAAGACATTGGCACCTTGCGCAAGCAGGCCGGCAAAGAGGCCAATACTTATTTTGACCTCACCCGTGCCCTGGCATATGCGGAGCGCAAGGGCACCCTGCTCTCCACCGATATGCTGGGCAGCTACAACAGCATTGAGCTGCGGGAAAGCATTTACTGCCCTGCCGGCAGGGGCTTCTTCCTTGGCGGCCAGGCGGTGATTGCTCAATGGGGCGAGGGCTTTGGCGAGCGGGCATTCAAATCGTTTAATGAAATTTTGGACGCCACGATTTTTCATGCAAAATTCTACTCCGTGCTGGGCATTAAAAAAACCCAGTTTGATACCGGAGACGGCTTAAAAGATTTTGGCGTAATCGCCATGAAGTTCGGCTCAAGCAGCGCCGCGGCCGCTACCAAAAGGGCAGCCTGAACAAAAAAAGGTGGCGCAGAGGCGATTTTACTGCGCCACCTCACCTTTTAAGAGCAGGAGCAGAATATGGGCAGCCGCAAAAGCAGCACAAAAAGCCGTTCAGACAGCACTTCCAGAACCGATTATGTGGACTGGACAAAGCCGGCTGGACAAAAAGCCCTGCAAGGACTTGATGATCTTTACAATCGGGACAGGGACAAATCTTCCGATGATAAAGTTTATCAGGGCGACCGGGTGATTGATGATTTTAACCCTGACACAAATAAGGCGATTGATGCCATTGGCCAGAATGCCAATGACAGCGCGCATACCACAACCGATATTCATGACCTGACAGAAAGGGCGGTAAATCCCTATTTTGAAGAAAATCTGCAAAATAATCTGAAAAAAATGGGCGCGCGACTGTCCAATTCGGCGGCTTACGGCGGCCTTGGAGCCAGCGATACCGGCAGGGTTATAGGCCGCGAAATGTCCACCGCTATGACCGGCGCTATGAATGACCAGTGGAATGCCACCCAGAACCGGCGCATTGAAGCGAATAAGGCGGAGCAGGCAGCTTACGCAAACCGGAGCAATCTGCTTCAGGGTGCCGCTGATAATTTTGGCCGCCGCGATGTATTGCGGCAGGCGCAACTGGACGCCAACCGCGAAAAATGGGACGAGGGACAAAATGCTGATTGGAATAATCTTGGCCGTTATATTGAAGGCTTAAATGCCATTCGCTCCGGCACGGGCCAGGGTGAAGCTCACAGCACCGGCAAAACCACCACCTCAACAAGCAGCAGCCCTCTGGATATTGCCCAAACCGTTGGCGGCATTGGTGCCGGGCTGTTTGGCGGCAAGGGGGCATTCCCCGCACTGACCAGCGGCAGCCTGTTCGGGTTCGGGAGCAAAAAAAATGGCTGACGAAAAAAAACAGGAAGCCTCACAAATAAGGGGTGCCCTTAAGGGGATATATGACGGCACGATAGGCTTTGTCGGCAATGCAGCCCCGCGTTTGGGGAACGCGGGGCTTCTGGCTAAAGACGCGCTGGAAGGTAAAAATCGTGAGGAAAAAGACTACTTTTCTCATTGGCTAAGGGAGTATGCCGACAATAAAAATGACCCGGATACGCAAACGGCCGGCTATATGGCCGGCAGCCTTGCGCCCGCGCTTGTGCCTGTTGCGGGCCAGATAGGGGCGGCAGCAAAGGGGGCGCAAGGGATTGGCAAACTGGCCGCTGCCGGTAAGGCCGCCTCTGCTATTGCGGGAAAGGCCGCCAGGGCACCCATCACAAAGGCAGGCGCAGCCTATGGCGGCCTAAATGTTGCTTTAGGCGCTGGTGAGCGCCACTCTTTTGATGGCGCGGGAGCAGACTATTTAACCGGCGCAATGATGGCCGGGGCAGCGGGCGGGACTTTACCGAAATATAAATTTATTGACCCGACAGAGGGGAAAGGGGCCCCTGCTCCCGAAAATCTCGTGCAAGGCGCGCGGCGGGCAATGGAGGGAGAGAAGCAACCCAAGGCGGAAAACGGGCAGGCAAAAACAGCGCCGGAAGCGCCTGCCCCTGAAGCACTGCAACAGGCAGCGGATAAAGGTGATGTGGGGGGTGCGTATGGCCTTGCGCCGGAACGGTTTAAAATGGATTTATCCCGGCAGGAGAAAGGGGCGAATGATGCCTTTTTAGCTGCGGGCAAAGATTTTGTGAATAATAATTTTTCGCAAGGGGAAATCAAAGCCTTATCCCTTTTGGGGGTGTTAGATAAAGCCTCAAAAGACTGGACGGGGACAGGTAAAAAGGGGGTAGAAAAGCTTGGCGATAATGCTGTTGAGATTATCATTCAACAGCAAAAAGCAGCAGAGGGGGAATTTAGGGCGGCCCAAATGGAAAGCAGCCGCGCGCAGGCCATGCTTAATAAGCAGCCTAATTCTCCGCAGGCTATACAGGCAAAAAAAATGGCTGATGCGCGACTTGCGCAAGCAACAAGCAATGTGCAGGTTGCTAGAGGCTTGGGCAATCCCGCTGCTCTTCGGCCTCGCTTGCAAAAATGGGCAGATAGCGCCCTTGCTGGTAAGGACGCATTCCAGCGTGGGGAGTTTAATTCGGCTGATATTTATGGCGCAGAATCTGGCGCGCTGCGTGGGCAGGAAGAATCCCCCGCCGGCGTTATGCAATATTTAAACGCCCAGCGATTGGAAAATATCCCCGGCCAGCGGGGGGCATGGCGTGTTCAAAGCGACCTTTCGCGCCATGGCAGAGATGGCACAGAGGCAGATAAGGCAGCGGCGCAAGATATTTACAGCTACCTGGCCAAAAGAGCTGGTTTAAGTGATGAAAAAACAGCAACAGGAAAGGCGCGTTCAGACGCGGAGCAAGCGCTGCAAGGGCAAAAAATGCAGCGTGAATTTGCCAATCTCCTCTCTGGTTTTGAGGAGAACCCCGCCAAAGCCTATATCCAACTGAACGCTGTTGAGCGGCAGGCTTTGGCCGATAATCTGGCGGGCAAACAGACGGCGGGCGGCCGCATTACACCTGAACTCGCTGCAAAAATCGCTGAAAAACTGGCGGCAAAAGAGACGCCGATGAGTAAAGCTGCTTCGTGGCTCGGAAACAGCCTCTCATTACTCGGTGCGCCATTTGGCTTGACAACGGGGGCAGCTCTGGCGGGGAAGGCTGCATTAGAGGCCGGCTCCCGCGTATTAAGGAGGAATGTCCCCGAACGGGGATATGGCGCGTTAAAAACAATCGCGCCCCTTCTCAAGGAAAACGGCATTGAAATAAACCCGAAAGCCGCTCGGGAAAAAATAAGCGGCGGAAATATTAAGGCGGGCATGAGCGGCCTTGCCGCCGCCTCTTTAGGCGGCCGCAGTGGTGGGGAGCAAAACCCGGCAGGGATAGAGAATGTTGCGCCTGAACCGGTGCCGGCTGAAGCTGCGACTACCCCTGCCCCGACAAGCAGCAATGCAGGCGGTGGTGAGCGTCCTTATGTGCCGCAAGGCTTTGAGGATCTTGCTCTGCAAGGGCAGCCGGCCAAGAGGGACAATTATTATACCGGAACGAGCTGGGGCGATAATCTGGCCGCTGCCTTTAGCTCTTTAGCGGGCGGCCGGGCAGAATATGAGGCCGGACGGGCTAATTGGCGCGCTCTGATTGAGCAAGGGCTTGACAGCGATTCCGCCGCGCAAATAGCGCAGAATCCGGCGGCTTTTAAAGAGGAGATGCAGACAAGGCGCGACCGTGAGCGCCTTGCCGCCGCCGCAGCGAAAGCCGGACTGCGTTCTGTTTCGCCGGCTTATGCAAAGCAGTTGCAGGCGGAAACGGGTTTGCAATCCTTGCTGGGTGATATAGATGCGCAGGCGCGGCTGGTTTACGCGGTTGACAAAAAAGGCAATCCTCACCGCACCTTTGCCGGGCGGGCGTTCCAGGGCGCTCTATCGCATATTTCCTTCCCCCTGCCGGAAAAATGGGGCGAGGAATACCGCCGTGCCCCGCTGGCTATGCGGCAGGCGCTGGAAAATTACCGTATTCAGTATGCAGCCGCCATGGGTGGCGCGGGCGGCCGCAGCACAGATGCGATGCGCGAAAATGTGGCAGCAAGCCATGTTGCGCCGTTTCAGGATTATAAGGCCTTCCGGCACTGGCTGAACGAAAATATGCGGGAAAGCCGACAAAGGCTGGCCAATGCGGAAGCCAATAAATACAGCAAGGAATCGCTTTTCGGTGATGGCTTGAGCCTGCCGGAAGCGCAAAACATAATCATGGAGCAAGGATAATGGGTTTATTTTTTTCTGATGTCGGCAATGCCGCCCCAAGCGACCCGGTGCGCCCTAAAGGGGCGGACGCTATGGATAAAATGCTGGCCACCCGCCGCGCCCGGCTGGAGACGATGACGCCCGAGGAAAATGCCCGCTTTGAGGCGGGTAAAATGCTTGGCTCTCCCCTGTCGGAGCCGGGCGCGCAACAGCAGGCCGCGCCGCCGCAGCAACAGCCGGCTCTTCAAACCGCCCCGGTGCCCCCGGTTCGGCAGCAGCAGCCCGCCACAGCAAAGCAGGAGACGGTTGCTGAAGCTGATGCGGCCGGTAAATTCCCGCCGGCTCCAAAGCCCGCTCTAAAACCTGGAGAGCCGAACTGGTTTGACAAATTTAATGCTGTTTTAGGGAAGGTAGAGCAGAAAAAAGCTCCACCTTTGCAGAACGCTCCAATCATTACCGCCTCTTCCGGCAATGGCGGCCAGGGGGGGAGCTTGAGCGGCGCAATGCGGGAGGAAGCCCAAAGGCGGCAGGCGGCACCAACCTATTACGACAAATTTGCCGCTATGTTCAGGGGGCGTTAATGCGGGATTTAAGCGGATTTGAAAAGCGTCTTATTCAGATTGAGAGCGCCGGTAATCCGAATGCCCGCAACCCTAGCGGCGCTTACGGGCTTTATCAATTCATGCCCGGCACCTATAGGGGGCTGATGGGCAACGCGCCGATGACCGCCGAAAACCAGAAGGCGGCTTTTGACAAGCTGACCGCCGGCAATCTGGATTATCTGCGCGGCACTCTCGGTCAGGAGCCGGAGGATTGGCAGCTTTATCTGGCTCACCAGCAGGGGGCGGCCGGCGCAGCCAAATTGTTGCGCGCCCAGCCGCTGGCCAGGCTGGAAAAAAACCAGCTTGCCAATAACCCGATGGGCGCAAAAAATGTAGGGGACTGGCTAAAAGGGTGGCGGGCCAAATGGGGCAAATTCGCCCCGGCCGCACTGGCGAGAGCCGCGCCGCCGCAGCAGGGCGGCGGTAAAATCCCCGTTCCGACAGCCAGGCCGGAGCAGGAAACTTTGCAGGATAATGCGCCTTTGCCGCCGGAAGAGCAGGATAATACACCGGAAAAGCCGGCGGTAATAATGGCCGCCAATCCGCCCGATGACAGCGCGGATTGGCGGAATACGCCGTTTCGCCGGATAATGCGGCGACTGGAGAGCTAGATGGCGGATAAAATCAATGCTGTTACGGCACAAAACGCAGATAACAGGCTTGCCCTTGCTCCTGATGGCACTGTTATGAGGGTGCCGGCGAGGAAGCTGCCGCCGGATTTATCGGACGCCGTGAAGGCGGCGGGGGATAAGGCAGCAGACGCAGCAAGTGTTGCTAAACAGGCGGAGGATAAAGCAACACAAGCGCTAAAGCTGGCGCAGCGCGCGTTGCCGAAAGTGCTGTTTGTTGCCGTCGGCAATAATACGGTTTACAAGTTTATTATTGACGGAAAGGTGATACTGTCTTACGGCCGGGCAACAGACGGCAGCGGCAGGGGGTTGTTTGCCGAGAAGGGCGGGCGGTATGTTGATATTGTAATCAACAGCGCCACAAACCCCGGCATTCAACCGCAAATAGCCCCTAATTCCACCTGGTTTGTCCCGAACAATCTAAACCATGCAAGCTGCTGCACACTTATCAGCCCGGATTTCCTGATTACTGTCTGCTATGCGGCGCAGGATAATAACGGCGCAAGCTTTATGCAGGTAATTGGAGTGGACGCTATCACTGCGGGTTAACCCCCTGCGGGGTGGAGGAATAAAATGGCTAATGACAGTCAAAAACTGATTGCCTATGGAGACTATTGCCCGGATAATGTGCAGCTTGACGGCAATCAGACCGACAAAATGCACAATATTCTTATCCGCGCTGACGGCTCCCTTATGGGGGTGCCAAGCGCCAGAAAAGCCGTTAATCACCCCAAAGACGACAGGCTCACCACGCTTTTTGCCACGCCGACAACCAATAGCAGCTTTACTGTTTTTGGCGGGGGTAAGAATTTATGGGCATGGGATAATCTGGCTTCTGACTGGAAGCTGGGTTTTGAAGCCGACAGCGACAGTAAATTTCGCTGGCAGATTGTGGATTTTAATGGCGTTATTTACGCAGCCCGTGAAGGGGTTGGGCTTGTCTATTTTGACGCAATAGAACACATATTTAAGGCTGTTCCCGGTGCGCCTAAAATGCGCGGGCTTTACCCGACAACCGATTTTCTTATCGGTTATGGGATTCAGGATAAACCGCAAATGGTGTGCTGGAGCGCGCTCAAGGACGGCATGGCGTGGGATTTTGGTGAGGAGAATAGCGGCTTTGAGGTTATCACGCGCGGCGGCCATGTGACGGCGGTGATTGGCGGCCAAAATCCCTATATTTTTACCCTGCGGCAGATTTTTAAAATGACGCGCACCGGCGGCGATACGCCCTGGGCTTTTTCTCTGGTTAATCCGAATGTTGGCCTATATGACCAGCAGGACTGTTGCGAAATAAATAATATTGTTTTATTTTGCGACACGCAAACCTATTACCTGATTGAGACGGGGACAGACCAATTAAAAGATATTGGCCGTGATATTGTAAATATCACCTGGCCATATTATGCGTCTGAAACAAAGGACAGCTCTCTCAATATGCGCGCGGTGGGCGATGTGGCGAGCCGCCGGGCTTATTTTGTTTACCCCGGAAAAGGAACGCTCATTTGGAACCTTGAGGCGTCCAAATGGAGCACAATGGAGCATGAGGGGCTTGATGTTTTTATCGGCAACTTCCATGTCTCCAGCTATGACCAGATGGACAAGGACTTTGCCAGTATTTGCCTTGTGCCCTATCGTGCTGACGAGTTCCGAGATGCTTACAGCGTCTCATTGGCTTTGAGCAAGCTTGACGGTATTTACTTGATAGACGAGCAGGCGGAAAAGCTGCCTGCTACTGTCGGCAGCCCGCGTCTTACAAACATTCCGGAGCAATCTCAATCCGGGAGCCTTAATCGCGTCCAGATAGAGATAAATTCCGTAAGCGCTGTCATGGACGGGGAGGCCGCAAACGCCGTTAAATATACGCGGCGCGATTGGGCGGCGGCAAAGGAAACGGCCTTTATTGCCCAAAATAAATACCGGCAAAGCAATTTCCGGCTGTGCGCAACAAGCTTTATGCTTTACGGGCGCATTAAAAATTTTACCAGCTTTCGCGGCTGGATTGTGAACCAGAAGGGCGGCTATTATCAATGAGCGTCTGGGATTACAGTGAAAATCCGGAATTGAATCAATACCGGCAAGGGCTGGATTTTCACGAAGGGCAGACAACCTCAACTGTTCCGGCCTCATTACGGCTGCTTATGCAGCAAATGGCGCAATATGCCAATTTGCAGCGCATTCTTGCGCTGTCTGGGAAGACTGAAAAATTGTCTATCAATATGGATATTCCGCCGCAAGAATTTCTTTGCCAAATTCCTGCCGCCGCAAGCGGGGTAAAGGGCAATATTATATTTGTCTTAAATAACGGCGATGAGGTGCAGACTGCCTATCCCCGCGCCGATTACGCCGGCTATTATATAGTCCGACTCCCGGAGGGGATTATCACCAGCACAGCAAGCAAGGCCGTCCCGGCCGGCACGATATGCCATTTCTGGGGAGCTGTGCCGGCCGGCTGGGAAGACATCACCGAAAAATACAAAGGCCGTTATATAGAGGGCGGCGTGGTGGCGGATATTGGAAAGACTTTTGCCGGAACCAATAAGCGGCACGCGCATAAGGCCCGGAGCGGCGACAAACGCGAAAATAAAACAGTTCATCTGGATTTTCAGGAGCCGACCGGCTCTGTTCACGCCGGCAATGGCCATGGCGGCGTGAATTCGGAACAATACAGCCGGGGTGAGCATGCCCATGCTCTGGATATACGCGAGGACGGGGGCGATTCACCTAAACCGCAGCATATTGTTTTGCGACTGGGAGTGAAGCTATGAGCGCTGTTTTTAATTGTGAATTGAAGCCTTCCGATTTAAATAATGAAATTCGCCAATTTATGAGCGATATTTCTGGCCAGTGCCAGGAAATCGGAAAACAGACCTTCTCCTTCACCCGCAGCGTTATTATCAGCGCCGGCACAATATGCTATGCAAACAGGGATTTTACGGCCGATAAAGAGCTTGCGCCATTCTGGCAGCTTGCCGATGGTTCGGCGGCGCAAGGGGAACTGAAAAGCGCGCTGAACTGGCAAAATGTGCCAAATCTGCTTTCTACTTTTTTAGAGGTGGCGCCGGCGCAGGATTGGGCGAGATATGGTTCAAATAACAAAAAACACCGGCATTACTTTGTTCTGGGGGCCGAAACAAACCGGCAAACTCAAACTCCTCTTTGGCGGAGTTTTTACGGCAAGACGCAAGATGCTAATCGTAATTTTTATCCGCCGAGCGGCAGAAGCCAATATTCACGGGATTTTGAAATTGTTTTGCCGCATGCCCACGATGTTATCGTGGCTGATGACGGCGGAGATGAATTCCGGCCGGATTATGTGCGGTTCACGCCGTTTATTTGCCATACAAAAATGAGCTGACCATGCCTTTTTCGCCTGTTTTTAACTATAGCAAAACCTCCGGCCAGCGCTTCCCGCAACATATTATGACGGCCGATATTGTCCCTGCCTTGAACGAGACGCAGGAGGAATGGAATGCTTTTATTGATATTGTCAAAGGCGTCTTGCCCGATACAAAGCTTGAGCTGGACGAAACGCCCTTCACCTTTCGCTTCCTTGGCAATTATGCCGGAAAAATTGACTTTAACGGCCATAAAATAGCCCTTCAGGGCACCAACCCGCTAGCCGGGTGGACGGGAACGGAATTTATTGTGCCAACCGGCATGGGCGGCTTTGTCGGCTATCCAATAGGCGCTGTGCTGCCGTTTTTCACGGAGCCGCCGGCCGGCTGGCAAAAGCTTGATGGCCAGTTTTATTATATTGAAACCGGCGAAACGGGGCTGACTATCCAGGCCTCACAAAACAGGCGCCACAAACACCCGGGCAGCTCTGTGCGGCCTGTCAGGGACGGTGCAAGCTGGCTGCAGGCGCAGGGTAACCGCTTGTGGGCGGGCAATATCCGCAACAAACAATCTATCCAGCCGGCCGCCCCCGCCAATACGGGCATTGATACCCAGCATAGCCATGACGGCTATACGGAAGAAGAAGGCGGTAGCGCTGAAACTGATGAGGCGCGGCCGCCTCATGTAAAATGTATTTTTGCAAGGAGAGTTTCCTGATGGCGCTTGATTATGGCCTTATCCGCTCTGAAGCAGCGGCGTTTTTACGCGATGAGGACGGCATTTATGAGCGGGAAATAAACAGCGGCTTGCGCTATGCGATCCGCATTCTGGCCGAAAAAGGGGTTTTACAGACAGGGCAGGTAAAAACCCTGACGCTGCCGGCAAAAAAATGGAATATGCCGCTAGAGCAGTTCGGGCTGGCCGAGATTTTGCAGATTGACTGGGCTTACGGAGGGGGAAGCTCCTCAATCTGGTTTTGTCTTGAAAAAACACCCTTTCAGGGAGCGGAATTAAGCCGCCTCACGCCGCCTGTTGGCCGGCCTTATCGCTGGAGCCTGTGGGGGCAGGAGATTGTTTTTGACGGCACCTGGGGGCAGGATTCCCTGTTGCGCGTCAAAACAGAGCGGGATTTTGGCGGCAGCGATTTTCCTGAAATAGGCAATCAGCATTATGATGCTGTATTACATTTAACTGTCGCTTATGTGCAGTTAAATTATCTCAATATTGACGCCTCTACGGCAAAGGGGCAAGCGGAGGCGGCGGTGCAGCGGCTGCTGGAATCGCGCGACCGGCAGCTATCCGGCGGGACTATTCAGCCGTTTATTTATTAGGAGACGCTCTACATTTTACGATAAATGGGTGAAAAGCCTTGGTAATGCGGCAGCCGGCGCGGCAGATAGCGTCATTGACGCCGCAAACCTTGTCCCCGCCGCTGTTAATGCCGGCGGATATTGGACGGGGTTAAGCAAAAACGCCGATGCCGTGCCATATATCCCCACCTTGGGGAGCGCCGGGATAGCAGATGAGACTTCTGCTGCTTATAATACCGGTTATTACGGGGGAACCGCTGCCCAGGTAATAGGAACCGGCGGCCTGGCCGACGCCGGCAAGCTGGCCGGGGCTGGAGCTAAAGCCGCAGCGAAACAAATTGGCAAAAACATTGTCGCCAATGCGCCGCAGAAGGCGATTGCCGGCGCGGCAGCCGGCGCTGCATTAAGCCCGGCAGAAGAGCAGAAGCGAACCGGCCGCGCAGGCACAGACAGTATCGGCCGTGATACCGCGCTCGGTGCTGGCATGGGTGCCATTTTACCCGTTAAGGGTGATATGCCCGGCAGAGCAGGGCGGGATTATCTGAATAACTTTTTCACTCATTTAGGAGCGGACACACTACAGCCTGCTTTTGCCGGCCCGGCTGTGATTCCTCCAACCGCTACAAAAGACTGGTTTGGGAAGTTTGTCGAGATAAATGCCCCTAAAAGCGCGGCCGAGGAATTCGGCGGGGTGCAGATAAGTAATCTTAAGGCGGGGGATTTGCAGGTAAAACTCACGCCGGGAGAAAAGGGGGCAGACAAAACCTTAAAAGACTTAAAAAATACCGTAAATTCTGCCGGGGAGCCTTTATATATCAGGTATTCTGACCCTCAATATGACAAGGACGGCGCTGTAAGCCGCAGTTTTATGTCTGACCCGGAATTACCTTATGGCAAGCGACTGAAAGAAAAGGGGTTGTCTGTATGGCCGCTCACTAACCAGAAGATAACACACGCTCTTGACGCCTATTCCCCCAGCCCTGCTGATGCGTCCTCTTTGGCAAGAAATAATAGAAATTTAGTGAGAAAAGCCACCGATTATAGAGAGTTTTCTACAAATCATGAAGCTGGATCTTCGGGGATTTCTGTGCCAAAAAGCGCTAATATTTACGGCGGGGACATGGTTAAAGCTAACGGCAGATATAGCAAAGGGAGTGATAATGAGCCTCTTTTGCAGACTATGCGCCCTGTTAAATCTTATGCATTGCCGGAGATGGAGAATATGGAGAGGTATGGCGAAACCCCGGCGCTAAGAGATGATTCAAAGGCTATGATAGACGCCATTTTAAATAAAAGCAAAGTCAGAAACGGGCAAATACTCCCCGGGGAATTGAGCGAGGCTATCGGAAGCCTGCAAAAGAGGGGATCTATATCGCCAACCCAAAAAAGAGCATTTGAAGGCAGTTTGCAATATGGTGAGCTGGCACCCAAGCCTGATTATAGCGGGTTTTCACAATTTTTCACAGATTTTGCCAATGGCAACTTTAACGAAGAGCGCTATCGCCTGACACGCGCGCTAGCGGAAGAAAAGATGCGGCTGAAAAAACTGCCAGTGAAATAGGTAAGAGGTTTTAAACCATCGCCACAAAAATCCTGTTTAAAATGATAGATAGCGGGATTGGAGTATCAGTTAACTCGGCGGGGTTGTAGCTCGCAAAAGAGGGTGCAATTCCCTCACCCGCACCCAAAAAAAGAGGACGCAAATGAGGCATATTGCACATCAAAAGGAATTGGGGAGCCGCACTTTGTTAGCGGCTCTGGGCGTAATCATTATGGCCGTAATCCTTATCGGCCTCACGGGCTGCGCCGGCATCGATACGAAATACTACAGCGGCAATTTCTGCGATGAAAACGGCTGCAAGGTATGGAAGAGCGAGAAGCGCTTGCCGGTGAATTTCAGCCATAATGGCAAACATCTTACCGGCACTGTTATTCAGGCCTGCACAACCCGCTTTGTGCCGGCGGAGAGCAAGAAATAAAATGAACAGCTATCATATGACAGACGCGCATATTGCCCGGGCGGCGTATCATGCCGTTTGCGAATTGCGGCACAAAGAGCCGGAATGGAGCCTGCTTGACCCCCGGCGCAAGGTTGTAGCCAAAAAGGGCATTGCCTGGGTTCAGGACATAATGGCTGAAGGCGACACGCCGCAACCGGTTGACAGCTTTGCCGAATGGCAAAAGCTGATGCGGCAGCAGAAGCTGGACGACAGCCGGCTGGGTGATAGCTGGGACAGTCTCCCAAAAGCGCAGCAAGTCCTGTTTATCTTTTGGCTGCGCATAGCGGTTTCATTTGTGAAGGCAACCATATGAGCGCCAAACTTATCGCCATCAATGGCGGCCTCAAACAAAAGCCGCCTGCTGAAGGTGAGGACGAATGCCTGTTTAGCCTGGAGCTGATTGCCGGCGGCGATAATGTAATACGCGGCGGCGCGTATATTACAGCAAACCCGTCAGCGGCCGATTTAGCCCATATTCACACCATATTGCTTAGCCATGCCCGGAGGATTATGGAGCAGTATGAAGAAATGGCGTCAAAGGAGGAATGATGCACACAAACGGGCCGATTGAGGCAGTCAATACGGTAATTGCAGTTGCAGTAGGTGCCATAGGCGGCCTGTTTGGCGCTTATTTTTCCAAACGCGACAGCAAAATTGAATATATCCTTTCTGCCATTTTTGGCGGGATTATTACATTTTGCGTCAACCCAATGCTGGTGCTGTATGTAAGCCAGAAAACGGGGATTGCGGAAGCGGATTTAATCAACACGGCAAGCGGGACGGGGTTTGTCATTGGCCTGTTTGCCTTCACCCTGGCTAGCCGCCTGTATAATTGGGCTATCGGGGTGATTGAGCGCCGCATAAAAGATAAGGCGGGTGAATAATGGTATCATACCCGGCCTATTATGCCTATTGCCATGAATGCGGGAACCGGGAGCCAGACCCGCACCCGTTTTATTGCAAGATGTGCCAATTAACAAAGCCCGTGGGGCTTCAAGTAAAGGAGCAAGAAATGTCGCATTATGCCAATGAGCCTGAAGTCGCTGAAGCGGAATCAGTTGATGTTTTGAGCGCTCTGAAAAGCGCCCAGAAGGCCGCAGTAGAGCGGCTTGAGGCGCTGTATGCCAAAAAGAACGCTATTGAGCTGGAAATCAGCAAACTTAAAGCCATGGGCATAGACTTGCCCACGCAGCCGCGGCCGCAAGTTCAGCCGGGCGACAAAAGCGCCGCCGTGATGGCCGCCTAACACTTACAGAAATTGTAAGTGTTGCCCGGCATTGTTAAATTTTGGAGTTTTTTTTAACATGGAACCTATTCAGGAATTACGAGCATATGAGAAGATCAAGAAGATTTCGGAGGCTATGCGCGCCGCCGCATATGACGAGGGTTTTGCAATCCCCGCCGTTATGGATAATGGAGGCAACGGCGGGGCGTCCTGTGGGCTGATAGCTATAGCCAATCTGCTCCACGCCGCAATCAGCCTTAAAGGGGGGCGTGAAGCTGCTCTGGCAAAAACCAAACTTGAAGAAGCTATTATGTGGGCCGTAAAAGGGGTGCACTAATAAGCCTTTATAGTCCCGCGAGTGTGCGCTGAGGGATTGAGATGGATTATTCAGAAATAAGTTATCATATTTTTGAGGGCGCAACGGCAGAGGAAGTGGCTGTAAAAGTAAATGCTTTTAGCCGCATGCTTTCAAACTTGAGCCACCCTTATTGGCCGGTTTTTCAGCCAATAAGCTTCAAGCCCACCGGCCAATATGTGCAGGTGGTCACTGTTAAAAGGAAATATTACGGCCCGCATGATACAAACCCGCAATGGGGAGCGCGATGA